GTTGATGGCTTGCTTGAAACCTCTGAAAGAAGCATCTCTACAAGTCTTTAAATCCCACACATCTACATTGTCATACCAATCCATCCTACATTTGAATGGATGACCATGATAAGTAAACATTAATGTGCACTCGACCTTGTGGTCTTCTTTAGGTATGTATTCTTTGACCAGCTCTCTTCTCTCCATGCACAGATCGTACAGGTCTTGGCTGATAGGTGTTCTGTTACCAACAGTAGCTAAGAAGTCTTCATACTCAGCCTTACCTACCTTGGTTCTTCTGTCTATGTTGGGTTGTATGACAAACTCCTCGTCAAACTTGTGGTGTTCTAAGAACACTGTGTGTTGCACTCTGCCTTCCAGCAAAGCTGGAGAGGGTGTTAACCCTTTCTTGTTCTTCCATGTATATGGACATTTAATCACACTGGTTAGATCGTGTGACCTGTATGCTGGTATTGAGTCGTACTGCTCATAGGGTATGTCTTCATATAAACCTTCTTTAAACTCCATCTTGTGCTCCTTTCATTTGTTCTTCTGTTACGTCAAAGCAATTCATATTGCCAGCTACTGTCCTTCTCTCTCCTGAACCAAAGAAAGGGTAAACTGCATGTTGCATCCAAGATGGAAACAATAACAACTTACCCTCCTCTGGTTTCACATATCGAGACTGTGAAGGTCTTAACCTTTCTGGGTCAGAAGTCTGGTTAAGACCATATGTGAAATTGATATACCCATCTATCACACCAGATGAGTTGTATAAATTGTAATCCTCTACCTCTTTTCCATCTGCTGTCTTGCCTATCTGCTCTGGCACTTTTGTCCAAGTGGTAAAGCTAATACCCATAGGTGAAGCTGTGAGGTGGTCGTGGATTGGATTGTAGTCACCCTCATAAGAGTGAACTGACCAAAGTTTATCTGTCACGACTTGCTTAGGTCTTATCATGGTTCCTGTCTGTTCTACAAAGTGTCTGAGATAAGCTACCCCTAGGTTCTCAACCATAGCTCTAAAGTCTTTGAGCTCGTCACATTCAAAATCCATAGACAGTTGCTCGCCTTGATGTATTTGTCCTACCAGATCGCCACTGAGAGACTTTCTGTTGGGGTCTTGCAGTTCTTTGTCTAAGTAGGTGTTAAGTGTCTGTATGGTGTCTGTAGATAGCTTGTGTTCCATCATGATTGCAGATGGTAAGTTATAGATGTCGTACTCTAAGCTAGTCAATGAAGTTCCTTTTACTCAGCGTTTTTATATTCTTGCCAACGCATAAAAGTTCTAGTTTTATGATTCCAAAACCAACCTATATAACATTTATCCATTTGTAAAATTATCTCCACTAATCTTTATTTCTTTTTCCAACTCTTCTATAAGTTTATCTATATAGAACTGATGTTTCTTTAAGTCTTCTATTTCTTTGTCCTTGTACTTGAACCTATGCAGATATTTGATGGCTGTGCCCTCTAAATAGTATCTAAAGTTGTCGCCCAGTTGTTGTTTAATGTAGTCAATGCACTCAACCTCACCTTGGTTCACATAGTGTGGTGGTTGGTTAACCATGTCTGGATTGTCCATACTGCTCCTGAAGGGTGTGGGTGGATTTGTCTTGTTGTGTGAGATAAGAGAAAAACACCACCCACTGAAACTTAAATTAAAAGGGTATGCTGTCGTCACCCTCAGCATCTGCCTGAAAATCAGCTAGACCTTTAGGTTCTTCCTCTACCACTTCTGCTTCTTCTACTGAGGCATTGCTATCTTTCTTAGCTGCCTTTAACTCAAAGCTATCTTCAATGTCTTTTTGTTGCCACTCAGGTAGTGTATCAAAAATATCACACATAGCTTTAGTTTTCTCACTGCTATTGCCATTAAACTCATCACAGTACACATCCATATCAAAAGCTGTCAGCTCATTATGTGTTGGTGTTTCTTGCACACCACCATCTGGTTTGAAGATGCCAGCTATCTTAGCTTTACCATTTTCAGTGTGAGCTACTTCTATTAGAGCGTTCTTACCCAGTAGGTTAGAAATGTCAAAACCAGCTTCTTCATCTGGAGTAAAGTTCTTACCTCTCCAAGACACTAAATCTTTTCTAAGTGCACTCGACTCAAACAAACTTTGTGTGTAAGTTCTGGAAATACTCAATGGTCTGCCATCATCCATTTTCTCTGTTGGCAGTTCAAAAGTAATTTGCACTGTTGTTCTTTTCTTTGGTGGATTGTCTTTGTAGACCTCTTCTCTTGTACCCATATCTACTATTCGATAACACACCCCTTCATACTGACCCACAGCCAAAGCTTCAAAGTCACCTTCACTTTTTATTGTCAAACTCATATCAGTCTCCTTTTTTTGTTTGCTTAATTAAATAAAATCTTGTAGTATTTTACACACTTTACCAAAAACTGCAACAGACCTATAAAAAGAGATAATTGATGTCACTAAAAATAACACGCCCCACAAAGAATTTTGATAAACCATTTACAACAGATTTAATCCATGAGTTCTCTAACTTTTTACAAGAGAACCACATGGAACCAGACCCCAAGAAAGGCTTAGTCACTGATGGCTCAATAGGTCGAGCGTACATCAATGTCGGTGGTAAGCGTAAGTTCTGTGGGTGGTATCAGCTGTGGCTCGATCAATCAGTGCCTTTTGGCAGATTGGGTGACTATCGATTCTCAGCTGATTCTCCTACAGCAGAATGGAAACCAGAAAACAGAAAGAGGAAACCTCTTACTAAAGAAGAGAAGGCTGAGATCGAAGCTCTACGAAAAGAGGCTGGTATCAAACAAGAGGAGAAGTATTCAAAAGCTGCTAAACGTGCACAAAGCCTTTGGGCTGATGCACAACCTTGTGAGAAGCATCCTTACCTAGAAAAGAAGAAAGTGCTCTCCTATGGGCTTAGAATTAGCTCTGATGGGGTGTTGATGATACCTCTTTACGACAAACAACTAACGATAGTGGGCATCCAATATATTAATGACGATGGCTCAAAGAAGTTTCTCACTGGTTCCAAAAAAAGCGGTAGCTTTTTTATACTAGGACAAGAGATATTGAAAACCAGTGACATAATTAATTATGCAGAGGGTTACGCCACCGCTGCTAGTATTTACGCTGACTACTCACAGCCTGTGGTCGTCAGTTTTGACGCTTACAACCTATCTCCTGTTGCTGAGGTCATGTTTGAGTTCTTCAATAAGAAAAAACACATATTTATCGCTGATAACGATGACAGTAAGACTGGTGAAAAGGAGGCAAGTAAAGCCTGTCAGTACATACTGAAGAACAAAGGAAATGCAGAGGTTTTGATGCCTCAGACTCAAGGAGACTACAACGACCATAAGAATGATGCACTGGAGGGCGAGCTGATACCCTCGTTACAGAAACTTGACCTACCCATCGAGTATGACTTCCAACGCAATGCTAATGGAAGGTTTCTCAACACCAAGGACAACGTCAATGGGGTTCTTAAAACCCATAGTGTTGAAGTGCGTTACAACGTCATTAAGAAACGAATGGAAATAGAGATACCCAACACCCAATTCATCGCTGACATGAAAGAGGAGGCTTCTCTGATCGAGGTAGAGGACAGATGTATCAACATGGGCATACCCCACACTAAAGTTAGAGATTATCTGAAGATACTGGCACAAGAATACAACCCAGTGGTTGAGTGGATAGATAGCAAGCCTTGGGATGGCGAACCCAGACTACAAACATTCTTGGACAGTCTAACCACACATGAAAGTGTCCAATTAAAAGAAATGCTGATGAAAAAGTGGTTGGTCAGCTGTGTAGCAGCTGCTTATGAGGAGCAAGGAGTGGAACTTGAGGGAATACTTGTATTACAAGGTGCTCAAGGGCTGGGTAAAACACTGTGGTTCAAAAGACTGTGTGACTATGACAAAGGTTGGTTACTAGAAGGAGCTACACTGAACCCAAGTGACAAGGATAGTGTCAAGAGGGCTGTATCACACTGGATTGTCGAGCTAGGTGAGATCGAGAGCACTTTTAAGAAGTCAGACATCGACCAGCTGAAAGCTTTTGTGACTGCAAGGACAGATGAGCTCAGATTACCTTACGACAGAGCATTTACGACCTATCAAAGACGCACAGCCTTTTATGCGAGTGTTAACGCAAGAGAATTTTTGACTGATACGTCTGGGAATCGAAGATTTTGGGTTCTCGCTGTCAAAGACATCAACGTCAATCATGGTGTGGACATGCAACAGATGTGGGCTGAGGTGAAAGAGACTATGTATGTGAAAGGTCAGAAGAACTGGTTTCTAAGCCCTGACGAGAGAGAGTTATTACAAGATTCCAACGAAATATACAGAACTCAGTCGAGTGTAGAAGATTTACTGCTAGAACACGTCAACTTTGATAGTGATAACTTGAAGCCAGTACAGATGACGAAGTTACTGAGAGACTTAGGTATCAAGCAACCTAGGATGCCAGACATTAAAGATGCGAGTCGTGTCTTACACGAAAGAGGCATAGAACCAAGAAGAAGTAATGGTAAGAAGGTGTATGACTTGAACTACACAGCGATAGAAGATGATAGTGGTGGGTTCAACGCCAACTTTGGAGATGATTAGTGATTAAAGAGTGGTTCAGTGTGTGGTTATTCCTTCTATGTGCTGTGATATTGCTGACATTTGTTTTCATCTCCATGCCATTTGTGGCTGTACACAACGTGATTCAGCGTTTTCGAGATAGGAGGCTATATGAAGAATAAAAAGACTGTTAAAGCTCTTTATGTGCACTCTGGAGTGGTCATTAGACCTGAGAGTGATAACTCTTTAGAGGAGCTTAAAAAGAAGCTCAATGAGCATGGTATTAGGGCGAGTCTGAGGGTGACATATGACACTAGATAGGAGTGCCATGAGAGAAGCTGTAAGCGATGTGACCATAGGTTTTTTCATGGCATTTCCTATCGCTTTTGTCGTCTTGTCTATCACTACTTGGCTTGAACTGAGTGTGCCAGTCACAGCTGGAGTGCAAACTTTGGTGTTCACAGTAGTGGCTTTGGTGAGGAAATACTTTGTTAGGGTACACTTTAAGTCGAGAGACGAGGTGTGGGAGAGTTTGGACAAATGAGCACAGATGTGCGTGATTGTGGTGAAGTTTGCAGTAGGAGGGTATCTGGGAGGGTGTCTGAAGCGAGAGGTACACTGCAAGGTACACTGTCAAGATTTCCTTTGTTTATAAGGCTTTCTGTCTGTTATAGGGTATTAGTGTACTATTATATATATAAATATTAATTAATTACTATGGTTATAAATAGAAAGGGGTTTATAGGGGTTGCAATTACAGAAGTGTTTAGGAGCTGTACACTACCCTA